GCGACTGTAATAATTGCTGGCATCTCTGTTCCCTTTCGTGAGCTGCTGGGCTAGATACGGGAGCGCACCTAGCCCATGATTAGTTTGCTTAGGTTAGGTTAAAGCGACGTAGGCCACCTGCAAAGACGGCCTGAGCTGCGATGTAACCGTAGAGCATGATCTCAATTTCTCCAGTTGTTGGAACGTTAGTTGCCAATGTTAAAGATGGAGATTCGAAGATTTCGATTGAACGTGGCTCGATGATGAATGCTGATTCATCGATTGAAGTGCTAACCATGTTTGGATCTACATAGTAATCAAGTCCAAGAACGTTTCCGCGAATTGATGTTGGAACCGCAGATCCGGCGTTGTTCATAGGATTTCCAGCGTTGTAGATTGGACGTCCTGTTGTATCAGTTGCGCCGAGAAGCGTTGCCCAGATGGAAGTACCTGAAACGAATGCCTTTGCAGTGCGCTTTGTTGCAGTGTATGCGGCTGGTGATTCTGTTGATACGAATGAAATTAATCCGGCTGAATCGGCAGCAGTTGCAGTAGCTTGAGTTCCGCCAGCAGTAATCTGAGCAATTACATACTGATCAGTTGCCTGAGCATACGCATCGCGAAGATTTGCCAACATAATTTCATAGAAGCTTGGATCTGAACGATCTAGCAATTCTACTGAGTAGCGCTGGAATCCGGCCTTCTTGATTACTGTCGCATTGACGTAAGCTGAAGTGATTGCAGTTGTTCCTGTTGGATCTCCGCCTTCTGCCACTGTTGCAGCAGTCGAATTTGCAGTGATTTTAGGAATTGACACTGTCATTCCATAGCTGCTCAATGGACGTGTTCCACCGCATGCGTCAATTACTGGACGGTCTGCGTTTGTGTTTTGTGCAACGTCGCGAACATAAGAAACCGGCGACATCGCTGGATTAGTGGAAAAGCTGTCATCTGCTGCCTTGATGTATTGGCGAGAATCTTCGTTGCCAAGTCCTGCCTTGATTGTGTGCTCAAGGTATGCGCCTGGTGTTGTAATTGGTGATCGTGGTGATGTGAAATAGAGCGGACGAGCTGCCTCGGCCTGTACGACTTTGGAAGCCTCAACCGTTTCGGCTGGTGCTTCTGTAACGGTTGGAGTTGTTTCCACTTCGTTTTCTCCTTTGGTAGTTTGTTCTTCTGTTTCCACGACGGATTCAGAATCTTCTGGCTCACTAGCTGCGACTGCAACCTTCGCTGATGCGATGGCCGGATCTGTGACAAGTGAGACTTCTTTCAGCGCGCTTGCGCTAATTACTAGAACGCCATCAACGTTTTTATATCTTTCAGCTAGAACTCCAACGCTAAATCCATCGCGCAATCCGGAAGATGCCTCGACTAGAGAATCGTTGCCGGCGGTTGTGTTGCCAATAGAGAATGTTGCGTCGATGCCATCGTCAGTGACTTTGTAGCTCTTAAGAAATCCAATTGGAGATTCACGGCGATGCTCAAGTAGCAATTTCGTAGTATTGGCGAAAGTAATGGAGCCAGGCTTGAACATAGTTGAGCCGGCTGATGTAGAGCCCTCTTCGTTCCAGGTAACGATGCGTCCAGAGATTTCGCGCTTAGGAAAGTCTGTTGCCGTGACTTTGATTGAGAAATCTAGATTCATCGGAGTTGGCTTTGTTTCTTTCATCGGATCATTTCCTCTTCTAGTCGGATTTCATCGGAAGTAAGAGCTCCGATGTCGTAGAGAATCTTGTAAACGTCTGCGCGCTCTTTTGCTGATCCGCGCAAGTAATCATCTAGATCGAATTTAACTTCTTGTGATGCTGGAACGAAATCATTTGCCATTCCAGTCATTGAAAGACGTTCTTCTATCGCCGTCATAATTGGGCGAAGCGAGAAATCGAGCAAAGATTGACGCGCCAGTTGAGCGTTAGAGTACGTCATACTTGATCCTGATTCTGCATCAACGTAATACGCCGGAATGCCTGTGCATCTTGCTAATTCTGTCGCCACGTAAGATCTAGCTTGATTAAGTTGCAGCTTTTCTGGGTCGAATCCTAAAGTCTGCAATTCAACATCAGCATTCAAGAATGCAGTTGAGCGATTGCGACGAGCTTGCCCCCAAGATTCGAGAAGCTTTGCAATGCGATCTGCTGGAAGTGCAGTGCCATTAGATTTCAAGACCATTGTTGGAACTGGCTCGCGTGCGTACATAACGGCAGCGCGTTCTAATTCTGCACCAGCTTTAATTGTGCGACCGGCACGATTGAGAATGCCCTCATCGACGCCGTAGAACACTGCAAGGCTTCCAACGCCGTCGTATGGCACTGGAATCGAATCTACGCAGTAATACTCAATCTCTGTTCCATTTGCATTTGTTTTAATTGTGACGCGTGTTGGATCAATGCGTTCCGCGCTTCTGATGCGATACGTGTCTGCATATAATTCAAGAATGCGCATATATCCGTAACCATAGAGAAGCAAATCTTCTGCCAGCCAGGCATACGTTGCGAATCCTGGAACGCGTGGATCCGGTTGATTGATAACCTTTGGAACAAGCTCTACACGTGCGCCATCTGCCTTTGTGCGAACGCGAAGCGGAATTGATGCGACACTGGACGAAATAATGTTGCGTGCTCTGGCGCACGTTGGTACGGACATAAATTCAACACGCGATGCAGTGATTCCGGCGACGCCGTAAATATTGTAAAGAGAGCTAGTGACATTTACTGGAGCCAGAGACGCTTCAATGTCAGATGTTGCAGCCGGAGCCGTCGTCGTTACTGTGCGAGAGAATAGACCCATGCGTGAAGTCTAAAGCCAGGCTATACATCTAACCGACCAGAATGTCTATCTCTGTCTCTGGGCGTGTCGCGTAGAATGTGGCGAGCGCAGTGGCAACACTGGCGCACACAGTGGTCTGTGACGCTCTGCGTCCTATAACCCAGCCTCCATCGCCATGAGGCAATCTGACTGCTGAAAGCATTTGTTTTGTGAGCTCTTCGTTGCCAGAGTGTCGAAGTCTGCTCGAAGTAATGGCCGAAAGTAGTTGATCGCACGCAGTCGCGTAATTGTGGCCATCGAAGTCCATAATCGGAATACCGGCTGGAACTAAGCGACCAGCGACGGCGGTGGCCGTTCTTTTTGAGTAAGCAATAACTTCGACTGGATATTTGCGGAAGTGCTCCGCGATTTGATTGGCCATTTCCAGATCATTAAGTGAGACTGAGTTTTCCCATGTTCGCAGCAGCTTTACGACGAACTTGTCCTCGCCAATGCGTTGGGCGGCCACTAATGCGGCTGCTCTACGATCCGGCGACAAATCGAGTCCGAACCAAGTCGTCTTTTCTACATCTAGCTCTACGCTGGCATCTTCACACTCTTTCCATGAAATCGCCGGAATGACTGCGTCTTTCTGATGGATCCAGCGACATAAGACTTCCTGCTGGACAACGTGCGGCGGATCATTGAGAACGGCGCGAATGTTATCTTCATGGACTGTGTGGCCTAATGCTGGATTACTTGCAATCCAATTCTTTTCGTCTGTAATGTCGTCGGTGTATCCAGACCATTCCAGATAGACGATTGAATCCGTACCGCCAACGGCGGCAGCCATTCCGCGCTCGCGTAGCTGATTGAGTACAACTGACTCCTGATCACCGGCAGTCGAAAAAGTCCAGACTTGCGGATTTCGCGATGCCATCATGGTATAGCGCAAGCTGGCGAACCCATCTAAATCCTTCATCTCTGAAAGCTCGTCCATGTAGACAACTTCTGGCCGGCTGATTCCACGAGCTGCGTTATTGCTGGCACGCACCATGTAGCGATTGCCGGTAATTGTCACAATCTCTTCGGATCCATGAGCCCATCGGATTACTTGCACCTGTTTCTTCAAGAAATCATTTGTCTCGATAATTTTGACAATCTGGCGGAACAACTCCAGAGCCGTCGATAGCCGGTGAGCTGATGAAATCTGAAGCGGCTCGTTCCAGAGAAAGAGTCCGGCCAGTGCGCGGATCAATAAGAGCGTGGACTTACCTTGTTGCCTTGCCGCCACGATGCAGATCTCAGAAGCTGCCCATCTCTGATCATCTTTGATTTTGTGGGCGTGATGTATAACGAATCGTTGCCAGGGCATCAAGTCGATACCGCAAGATTCCGCAAATGCAATCAGCTCGTCGCCTTTGGACGGTAAATCGTTAAGGCGTGAGTGGATTCTGGGCGTAGGAGAGCCGATCAGAGACTTTGGCGTAAGAATTGCCGTGTCCAATCTCGGTTCATCTCTGTTCGCCTCTGGTACGGCCTTCAGAGCCCTTGTCTTGCCCTGTCCAGTTTTAGTCATAACTGAACGTCTCGTTTGGTGGTGAAAGAGATTCCC